TCTTTGTTCATCTTGACTTAAAGCAAATAATCTATTCTTTTCTTTTGCTAATTCTAATTCTGCTTCGTTTTGTCTTGCTTGACTTTCTTCTATTATTCTTGATTTTTCTTCTGTTAGATCTATGCTTCTTCCTTCAAATTCTAATTGTTCTTCTTCTTTCCTTGCTTCTTTTTCTTCTGGTGTTTCTGCACCTTCTATTCTTGTGATTATGTTTTGAAATTCTAGTGCGTTCCCTTCTACATTTATATTTATTACATCTTTAAATGGTATTAATAAAGGATTTATTGTTGCCGAAATATTTGCAAAATTACCTGCTGATGCTTGCCATTCTGCTAATTGTGCTATTACTGCACCCGCTTCTTCTTTTGTCATTGTTCCGTTTTCTACTTGTCTAGCTATTCCGTTTAAATGAATATTCATTCCATCTACAATATTATCTGATGCTAACCATGCTGCGAGGACATTGACACTTGCTACTCCCCCCGCAAATTTCACATAAGGATTTTTCCATAATTCCTTTAATCCTGATGGGCTTAAATTTTTTAATAGTTTTTGTGCCTTACCTAAATTTTTTGTAAATGGTTTTAAGTGTTTCATGTCTGCACCTTTTGGTAATACAAATTCGGGAAATCCTGTTTTTGTTCCTTGTTTAGATCCTAATCTGAAAGCATCAGCTAATGGTTTTGCTAGTTTTGAATTGGGTTGTTTTACTTGTGCGGCTGCTTTGTCTGCTGCTTTTTTTGCTGCACCTTTTGCACCACCCTTACCCAGTGCCGTAGTTCCCGAAATCATTTTCTTTATTGATAATAGTGATAATATATCTAGTAATACTAAACTTGTTCTAGGATCTGCTAGTAATTTGAATCCCCAAAAATCTCCTAAAAAACTTTCTCCTTCTTGCACTCTTTCAAATTGTTCCTGTGCTTGTCCAAATAATGATTTATCTTCTTCTGCTTCTCCACCACCCCCTAATCTTATAGGTGGTGATTCTCCTTCTCCCCCTAATCTTATTGCTTCCCCTTCTTGTTCTCTTGCTAATCTACCTTCTGCTGTTCTTCTTTCTGATTCTGCATGAAGTTCATCTGCTCTCGCTAAATCTCCTTCTCTATCTATTCTTCTTTGTTTTCTTGCTTCTTGTTCTGCTTGTAATCTTACATTTAATGCTTCTGTTTTTCCCCCAAATGCTGCTGCTTCTTCTAGTACTTTTTTTCTATGTGCTTTATTTTGGATATTACTCTCCATACTTGACATAAATCTAGCTTTATCTTCTGGACTAAAACTTTTTGTAATTCTCGATAGTTCATCTTTTGATGATTTCTTTGATATTAAAACACTTTTTCCCATTATTTTATTCTCTTATGTAATTTATTTATAGCTTCCGTATTGTTTTCTACTGCTTTCATTAAACTTCCATTACTCTTTATTTTATCATATAATAAGATTATTACGACAAGAGGTAGATCAATCGTATCCAAGATGGTAAGTAGCTCGATCATTGACCAACTCCTGCCGTAGTCTCATTCGGTTGAGTGGCCATATCTCCATCTTTCGCTTTATCGCTTAATACTTCATTTTCTAAACTTGCTGGGAATGTTAATTCTATATCAAAACCTAATTGTTGTTTAACACTTTCTTCAATAAATAATTGTTCTTCTTCAATAGTTTGTTGAAATGCTAAATAGGCAATCTTTGCACTTGCTTCTGTAAATTCTTGTGAGTTACCTATTATTATTTTTGGAGTTCCTGCCGCTTCATAAAAATAATTATTTAATGCATCTATCCATGCTAAAGGATTTAAGTTTGCATTAGGAGATAGTGAGATCACCTCAAAATCTACACTATCCTTTGGTATATACATATTTTCTCCTTTCCCCTTTGCCGCATCTACCTTCGCTTTAAATGCTGCAATCTTTGAAGTATCATCTGTATCTAATTTATACGCAATCATTGGGTCAACATTTCTATGCATTACTCTTTTCCAATCGCTCATTGCTTCATTTCTCATTAATATAATTTCTTTAAGAGTTTCTACCATACTAACTCCGTGAATTTCATCGGCTACTCTATTTCTTGCTAAATGAAAAATATCTTCAACTTCAAATTCATGTAATATCTCATTATTTTTTCCTAATTGTTCATATCTTTTAATTATTCCCTTTTTGTCGACGACGATTCTTATAACTTGTGGATCTAAGCATTTAAGATTAATTAAATTTCCTTCCCCATCTCTTATTACTTCTAAAAAAGAATCTCCCCCAATATGATATGTTCTTATTGCATTTTCAAGAATTGTATTAAATGTATCTTTACCCCACCCTCTAATACTATCTAATATTGATTGTGCTATTGGATCTTGTGCGTTGTAACCTTTACCTACCGTCCATGTTGCCTTTGCATCTATTGCTGCTCTTAATTCTGGAATCTGTTTGTAGTATCCGAAATATTCTGTCCATTTATCATTATGCCATGTTGTTTCACTTTGTCCTGTCGCTGCATCAGTAGTTTCACTACTCACAGAAAAATCTGTGAATGCACTTTTAATATCACTGCTTACACTTTCTCCTATATCTAAAATTGCCATTATTCTATTACGACCTCATCTGCTACATCTTCAAAATCAGTATAATATATATCTAATTCAAAATCTTTGGTAAACATTTCATTACTTGTAGATCCTTGTAGAATTCTAAACTCTACCGTGTAACTTGTGTCATTCATCGCTGTATTAAAATTATCTGAATTCCATTGTGTCCTTCCCGATGATTCAGATGGTACTACCATATAAAAATTATGAAGATTATAATTTCCATCATCTATTATGTTGAAGTATCCATAATGATTTTGTTTTTCCGTATTATCTGCTGTTATTCTTATTACACCTCTCCATGTTCCCGCACTTGCATTTGATTTTGCATTAAATTTTAAAGCTAATCCCACAATTATATTTTTTGAACTTAAAGGTTTAAATGTAAATGTATTTATGGTTTGATACGCTGCTGGATTGATTGTGTCTTTTGATTTTTCTGATGGACTTAAAAATTTTACACCTCTCCTCAAACTTCTATTTATAACTCTGTTACCTGCATTACTTTGCATATCTCCATCACCAATATCTCTTTCAAATAAATCTCCCATTGTTCCTAGATTAAGTACCATCTTATAGTGTTGGAATTTCCCCCTCATCTCTTTTATCAAATCTTGTTACCATACCTTGTCTTAACATATCATCTCCCATATCTATTCCACCTTCTGATATTTTTCCTAATAATCTTCCCCATCTATCCACCCTATTTCTTGGGTTTATATCTACATCAATTCTTCTTCCTAATATTCTACTTGCTAAATATCTTTGTACTTTTTCCCCATTAGGTTCTTTTATTTCGGGAGCATCTATATCTAAAAATCTTATAGGAAAATCAAAATCTCTAAAATCGACAGATACTCGAATAGTATCCCCGTCGGTAACTTTTACAACCCTAGCGTGAAAATCTTCGAATATCTGCCTATGCGGTGAATCCCAATAATAGAGTTCTGCTTGTCTATTTGTCAATTCCGGAAATCTTTTAAAATCATGCGCCATTGATAAAATCTACCGCTATTTGATCTCTCAATAACGCTAACCCCCTTAGTGCTGCATCTCTTAATATGTTAATACTATCTTCTGCATCTATTCTGCTTGTATATCCACTCATATCATACTGAATTACATATATAGCTGCCAGATTACTTGCCGTTTCTTTTAATATTCCTTTTACATCTACATTTAAAGAAGCATAATTATCTGAAAAATTATATCTACAAATTACATTTATTAAACTTTCAACTTGTGTCATAAAATCATTTATGTATAATTCTACTGCTGATGTTGTGCTTGCTCCACTACCTGCCTTTCTTTTAACTTCTTCCGTTGTCGCGAATATACCCGTATCTGCCATTGAATTAGGAGTAGTAATAAATATTTAAACTTTTGTCTTTGATACACCAAGCCGCTCGAATTATTGCTTCTGTAATATGTGTATAATTTCCATAGATTCTTAACTTCCCGCCTTCAATTTCATATTGAATAGATCTTAAACTTTGTTTTATTTCGGGAAGATCAAAGAGTTTAATTTTACCACTCTCCATCAGTACTCTTAAATTGTTATATAGGTCTTCTTTTAACAATGCCTTAACTCTTTGATTACTTGTTATTTTGTCTTGACTTCTTTTTGCATTATTAATTGCTACTACTTTTCTTTTTGTCTGTTCATGTTCTAGTAATGGATCATAAACTCCCACACCCATTCCCCCATCATCAATATATATTTTCTTATGATTGATTAATTTATCTTTATGTAATATTAATCTTGTTGTATCTGTAAGTAATTGGCCATCTGGAATCTCCATATCAAATTGAATTAACCTATCTCTATCTATTCTATCTAATGATACTAGCACGGTTTCATCTCCCCCCATTCTCGCAACATCTATACCTTGAAATCTATCACCAACAGGAATATAGGGTTCTACTTTTTGAGTGCAAGAATTAGTTATCATAGCGTCTGAGAAAAAACGCTGTATCCCCCCAACAAATAGCCCTAAATATTCCTGCTGATATTGAAGTTTAGTCATACGATCTTTCTCATCGTTTAGAAATTCCACTAAATGCGTCTTTTGTGGTTCTTGTCTTTTTTCTGCTACTGCTTCTGTTGATACATGAATCTTTGTAAAATTATTCTTATCTGTGAAACATCTGTAAAAATATCCTGTTGTTCCAAATGGAGTACTTAATAAATTGATAGTACCCCCCGTTGTTGCTAACATAGGAGTTACAGCTGCCCACACATCTTCTTTAATGAAGTGTGCTTCATCTGCATATAATTCATTTATTGTATATCCCCTTATACCATAACCACTATCACCAGTAGGTAAACAATGAATAATAGATCCATTCTTCAAATGGATTGTGTGTTTGGTTGGTTTCTTCCTTCCCTTCATAATTTGATTTTTATAGTTCTCATAGATATGACTTAAAATCTTCTCAAATAACAATAATGCCTGCCTTTCTACATGAGCAATAACCATAATAGTTTTCTTACTTTTAACCGCACTCTCCCCTGCTTTGATTGCGATGACCGTACTTTTCCCTACCTGCCTTCCAGAACATAAAACTAGATTTCCTTCGGTTTCTAATACTTCTTTCTGCCAATCATCAAGAATCATTTTGCTTTTCCAATTCTTGACAAACTAATATCAATATATTCTTTTGCAGTTCTGTGAGAACAATTGAACATTTCACAAATATAAATATTAAATTCCTTAATATTTACTATTCTTCCTTCTCCGTATGCTTCCCTTAATGCCGCTTCCACTTGATTAATTCTTTTTCCTCTATCCATAATTTATATAATATGATATACTATTTAAATGTGTGTGTTGCTTCTAGAATTAAGTAAACAACCTGTTCGCGAAGCGTTAAAAAAACGCTAAGTATAATATATTCGCCACTCGCCGAGCGTTCGCGAAGGTGTCAGATGGTTATACTGTTCTGCGGCCAATTGGTTCATAGTAGCCGGTCACTATATATTGGTATAACACGCACGCATTATCACCCTTTATTACCCCCGTGTCCAAGCCGTAGCCTTTAAGTTGTCGTTGATAATAGTAGTGTATTACGCCTTATCACTTTATTAGGTCATCTACATCGCTTCTCGTGCGATGTATATTATAAAGATTTTAAAACTTTTTAAACATTTCTGTTTGATGTCATCTAGATTGAGTACTAACAATTATTATTTAAAAACATTTTAAAATATTTTAAAATTTGTGAGTGAGATCCTACACACATACATAATCAATACTTTAATAATCGCTAACTACTTATAATCGGGGGGGTGGGGTGTATAAAGGGGCGGGGGGGTGGCGGGCTTG